TCTACTTCTTCTGGTTCCATAGCAAACATTTTGTTCGCTACTCCAGATTTCATAGCATCAATTTTTTCTCCTGTTTTTGCAAAAAGAGCATTCTTCAAAGCATCTGAAACTTCGGATGCAGAAGCATCTGTTGCTATAGCATTAATAATATCTTCCATGATTTAATGTTATGTTTATTTTTATTTATACTAGATCTTTCCACCTTTAGGTGAAGTTATGCCATTTGGTTCATCTAAAACAGCACCTTCTCCATCTTGAGGATCTACCATTGGTGCTTCTCCATTCGTAGGAACTTGTCCTGCTTCTCCATTTATTCCATCTTGTGGTAATGGTTCTCCAGTTATTGGATCAACTTGAGATGGATCTGGTAAAATACCTTTCTGTATTTCATCTTCTATCTGCTCATCAATATCAATAATTTCAGAGTCAGTTTGACGTAATACTTTCTTACGAACATATTCAGTAGAATAATACTTACCAATATATGGTTCGATGGTTGCTAATATTCCTAATCTTCCTTCTAATAATTCAGATTCTTTGAGTTCAGCAAATTGATTATCATATAGGTAATCATATTGTATATGATCGCTAATTTGCTCCCAATCTTCTGGAGCAATAATATTTTTAAGAATTAATTGTGTTCTTAGAAGATCATTGAATAGATTTGAGAATCTCTTTCTTAAACGTCCTACAAATTTTGAAAATTGTAATTCATCTCTCAAGATTTCTGATGATCTACCAAGATTAAAACCATCTCCACCACCAGGCATTCTTGTCTCAGGAACACTTAATGCACGATATAATTTTTTCTGGAAGTATTCTATATCAGAAAGTTCTCCAAGATTCTGTCCACCAGGTAAAGTTGTGATTTCAGTTCCACGACCACCTTCTCTACGAGGCAACCAGAAATCTTCCATCATACTCATGAATTTCTTATCATCGCGAACTTCTCCAGTGTTTGCATCATAGACCATTTTATTTCTATAACGCATCATAACATCTTTAAGATATTGTTCTGCTTTTACTTTTGGTAAGTTACCAACATCAATATAAAATATTCTTCTTTCTGGTGCTCTTGATAATCTATAAATTACAAGACTATCCTCAATCATTCTTAACTGATTAAGTGCTTTGATTCCTTTATGTAAGTAAGATAAAACAGTATTTCTATTTCTATCAACTAATCCAGATGTACAGAATGCAATTGAATCCTTTGCAATTTTGATAGATGCCTTTGATGCACCAAAGTTACCAGGTCCACGATTAGCACCTGAGTTTGGAGTGTATATGAAATGTTCTTCTATTTCTGGGTAATCTACAGGAGCTCGACTAGCGATAGGTATAGATCCTCTAAATCCTGCGTCATTTTCTTTCTTCTTCTCTTTTCTGACATGCTTTATTTTTAAAGGATCAATATATCTTAAATCTTGAATACCTTTTTCTGGATTATCAACATCAATTACTTTCAGATAGAATAATCTACCATCAACATACCAGTTTTTAAATATCTCATGTGCTTTCTTATCAAAATCAAGAACTTCTTTTATAGTCTTAAATTCTTCTCTTATTGCTTTTTTTAATTTATCGCTTGCGTTTAAATTTGTTAATTCAACTTCTACAGGAGAATCATAAAGATCACTAACAATTGCTTCATTGATAATATCTTCGATTGCTTTATCAGCTTCTGGATGTAACGACATCTCGCGATACCGTCTAATTAGATCGTATTCAGTTTTATAGACACCTTCGATGTCTACGTACTGTCCATAAAATCCTGATTGTAGATAGAAATCAGCCCCGTCCTCATTATTTTGAGGGACGGGGGATACTATACCTTTCGGTTTCTTTTCATTATCTTCAATCGAAAAACCAAAGAGTTTCGCCATTATTAAATTCTCTTAAAATATTCCTATGTTTATTTAGTTGATATTTTCACCACCTGCTGCGGAACCAACACCCTTGGCAGCTTCCCACCAATGAACTTGGAACTCTGCGGTAAACTCTTGAATACCTTCCGTATCATATGATAGGTTGATAGGAGCAACTTGAGTTGGAAAAATATCGTAAAAACGATAAGATCTGAGTGTTTCTCCAGAACGATCTAGTTGGAAAACAGTTGCGTCTGCTTGATAAGATGCAGGATCTGTTGAACCTGTATTATCAGAGACTCTGTTTATCGCATTCATCCATGCTTCCATAGCAGAACGAATAGCAAAATCTGTATCGTTAATAACTGTAATTGTCCAACTATCAAAAGTTCTATCTCCTGCTACGTGGAGAATCCTACCTCTGAAAGGAACTGTTATGTCAGATATGTTTGAAGCAGGTAAATTTGCTGCTTTAACTAAGAATCTTGCTTTATCAAGAACTTCTGAACTTGCGGGAGCAATGCTAGGGAAGTTGAGTACAACTTCAAATAGATTGCTTCTTGCACCACCACCAATTAACTTACTTTTAAAATCAGTAATCTTTCTTAGTGGGGGTGGATTAATTTGTTGTCTAGTGGGCATTTTTTAAACCTCTAATTAAACGTTACCGATTACTTCTTCAAATGAAACACCTGTTCTAGTTGCAACAAATGTTAGACCAATGAAGTTAATTGATCTTGCGGGTTTGATAAAGATGTCAGCGACGAACTCATTTGCATCAATAACTGCTGCAGTGTTGTTTGTCTGATCGCAAACAACAACATAATCTGTGATTCCACGCTTTGCTTGAACATCGCGTAAGAATGGTTCAACTATATTTACAAAGTTTGTTCTTGTAATTTCATCGTTAAACTCAAATAGTTGGTCTTTAGCAGCAGCTGAGATCGCATCTTCTAGGAAGAGGAATAGACGACGAACGTTAATTCTGTCGAATGCTGATGCTCTAGAAAGACCTGTCTTGTCACCGAATAGGATAATTCCATCTCCTGGTGAGAAGATTACTGGGTTGATTCTATTGGTGTAAAGAACATCCCTTTGTGCTTTTGTAGGATTATATGCTAGTTTGATAGCGTTGAGGACTGAACCTCTTGCTGTTCCCGCAGGTGAGAACCAAGGGAAGTTGTTAATATCATTTCTAGCACAAATACCTGCGATGTCTCCGTTTAGAGGTACATATCTAAATGTATTTGCAAACCTATCATACATGTATTTGTATCCACTGTCAAATACAGCGTAACTTGATGAAGGTAATGGTGCAAAGAATGATACTACATTATCTGTAATTGCATTAGCAGAGTTTATAGTATTAGTTTTATTATCATCTGATTCTGATAAAAATGCACCTCTATATGGTGATATGAAAGCAATTGAATCTTTTCTTAGTTCAGCAACTGAAATAAGTTTAGATGCTAGTGCTTGTGCTGCTTCTTTTCCGTAACTAGCAGAACCTTGAATTAAGAAATCAACGTCATACTCTTCAGTATTTCCAAGGATATCATATCCTCCGTTGATATCTGCCTTAGTTGAATCTAAAGCACCTTCGGTTCCGATACCTGATGAATAATCGTAATTGAAACCGTTTGTAAGAGTAAGTGTCTGATTTCCAGATGCTGAGAAAATTATACCTTCAGCATCCTGATCCCAAGCATCATCTCCTTGTAATGTAAATCCAGAACTATATCCTGTAGTTGTTATACCTGCAGGTGCACCACCTCCAAAGATCAACTCTGAATTATTATAAAGATATTTTCTCCAGTATGATGGACTTCCTGCTGAGAATACTGCATCCTTTGCCTTAGAAAGACTTAAGTGCTTCTCAAGAACAGTACCAACAGTTCCTGTTATAGCTCCGTTTCCATCAAAAACAATAACATGAACTTCGTCATTCTTGGACTTTCTGGATTCTGCGAATGCTGAAGTTCCTGGTCTTCCTGCCAGTGCATTCCACTTATATGTTACTGTTGAAATACCTGTTGAACTAATTTGAACTGTCTGTGTATCGAACCAATCAACTGAGTTACTGTAAACTCTACTTGCAAATGGTGAAGTCTCACCCACTGAATGGATACCGACTGTTCCTGCACCAGTTTCAAACTGGAATGTTCCTCCTGCAGAGTAGTCTACATCGACTTCATCTCCATTTGGATCAATATATGAGTTAACTTTAACCTTAACAGTGCTTGTTCCTGCACCAACCTCAGTAATTATTCCTTTGAGATAATATCCATTTAAGGATGAAGTTGTTCCAGAACCAATTAATACTTTACCATCAAGACTCTGTGTTAAACCCATTCCAACTGACACA